TAATCTGCGAGTTGGTTGATCATATTTAAAATTAATAAAGCCACCAAACATTCTTGCAACTAGTTCTTGGTAGCCAGCAAACATATCATAAGTTGCTAATCCGCCTATGCGACCTGTTTGCAACAAATATACATTTGTATAAGCAAGTTCAAATGGGTCAAATTGTGATCCACCTTCCGATCCAGATGCGCCGCCGACTGTTCTTCTATAAATTTGTTTAATCGAGATAACCTCTGCTGGTAATTGATATTCTGTTTGATTTTCTTGTAGTTCTAAAAAACCGTATGATTCTTCTACCGAATTTGAAGATCTTTGTCTAAATTTATCAATTGCTGTTACAAAAGCATTTTCTATATGTTTCGGGTCTAATTCAACCTCAATCATGCCATCACCAAGTCTTGTCTTTACATATTCAAAGATTTCTTGCTTTGCCTGATTAACTTGTTTATTTGTTGCTTCTGATAATGCTGTATCTACCATGCATGTATTTATAGGACGGTAAATATGTTGTATGCCAAGACTGTCTTTATTCAAACCAGAAAAAGGAAATGACTATGCGTTCATAGATCGCAACATTTCTGAGATGTTCCAAATAGGTGGCACAGACGCCTATATACACAAATACATTTCGCCCAATGATCAGGGATCGTCTGAAGACGCAACACAACCGCAAAGATCCGGTGATTCACTAAATGAATTAGCAATACAGGATATGCTGTTTCTTGAAAACAGAGATCGAAAATATGATCAAGATGTATATCATACCAGAGTGATATACAATGTAGGTGATATAGATTTTGATCTATCACAGTTTGGATTGTTCATTCAAAACGATCAACTATTCATGACATTCCATATTAAAACTATTATCGAGACCTTGGGCAGAAAAATTATGAACGGTGATGTAATTGAACTGCCGCATCTTAAGGACGATCATTCATTAGATGAAACCGACAGTGAAGCAATTAAAAGATATTATGTTGTTGATGATGTGTCTAGATCATCAGAAGGATTCTCAAGAACATGGTGGCCACATTTATATAGAGTGCGTGTCAAAGGAATAACAGATGCACAAGAATTTAGAGACATACTTGGTGACAAAGATGAAAATAAATCACAGAAAATGCGAGATAAAGTTATCGAGATTAATGATGCAGTAATAACACAAGCAGAAACTGATGCACCTACATCAGGATACAATACTAAAGCATTACATGTTATGCCTACAGACGAAGAGGGCAAAGTTGCACTTGTTACTGTAGATGACACAGACTTAAAAACATCAACAGGTCACATCAACGTTGATAAAGTATATGATTCACCTAAAGCCAACGGATACATTGAAGGATATCTTACTGGAGACGCAATTCCTGCAAATGGTGAAACGTACAGCTTTGGAACATCATTTCCAAATGGTCCTATACAAGGACAATATTTTTTACGCACAGATTATTCACCGAACAGATTGTTTAGATTCGATGGCGGTCGTTTTGTAAAAATAGAGGATAATGTTAGAATGACAATGACACAAAATGATACTAGATCTACTAGTAAAACTGGTTTCATTAATAACACAAACACAACTACATTAGATGATGGCTCTTCAACAAAAACTGAACGTGTTGCATTAAGCAAACTGTTGAAACCACAAGCGGACAATTAAGATGCAACATTTTTACGACGCACAGATTAGAAGATACCTTTTACAATTTATTCGTATGATGAGTAACTTTACCTATCAAACAGGACAAAATCAAAAAGGTGTTAAAGAAACTCTTCAAGTGCCTGTAAAATATGGTGACATGAGCAAACAAGTTGCGGCTATCATCCGTAAAGGTTCTGAAAATACTTTAATTCCTACACCACAAATTGCATGTTATATTACTGACTTAAGGTATGATCGAGAAAGAATGTACAATCCATATCATGTAGACAAAAAACATATTCGAGAGAGAGAAATTGATGAGACTACTGGCCAATACACCGGCGCACCCGGCCAAGGACACACCATTGAAAGAATTATGCCTACGCCATTTGAGTTGTCTTTCAAAGCAGACATATTCACAACTAACACTGATCAAAAATTACAAATACTAGAACAAATACTTGTGTTGTTTAATCCTGCTTTAGAATTACAAACCACAGACAATTATCTGGACTGGACCTCATTAAGTTTTGTAGAACTAACAAATGTTAATTTTTCATCCAGAGCAATTCCACAAGGGATTGCTGACGAAATAGAAGTTTCTACATTAGAGTTTAGAACTCCTATCTTTATTTCTCCACCAGCAAAATTAAAAAAACTTGGCGTAATAGAAAAAATTATAATGAGCATATACGATGAAGATGCAGGTTCTGTAGATCTAGACGGCATATTTGGCGGTAATTTATTATCACAACAATTTGTTACTCCTGGACAATACGGATTGTTAGTATTAGAAAACAAAATTACATTGTTGGGTGCTAACAAAAGTAACTTCACTACCCATGCTGATAACAAAGATAATTTAGTGTTTGAATCACAAAATCAATTTGGCGAAAGAATTAATTGGAAAAAAATTGAGGCTCTCTATGCAAAACAGTTTAGAGGAGGATTAAGTCAAATAAAATTACAACAAAGTGCAACTACCATAAACGGTGATGACATAATTGTAAACATTACAGGCACTATTGCAATCGATCCGCAAGACGATTTTACTATGATGTTTGATATAGATGAGGATACTGTGCCTACTAATACCATAAATGCAGTAGACAAAGTTATTAATCCAACAACTTATAATCCATCAGGAGATGCCGACGGTATTAGATATTTGCTTACTGATGACATAGGAGATAGATTAACCGAAACCACAAATAAGACTACAGAATGGGGCAACTTAGTTGCAAAAGCAAATGATATAATTGAAAAAGTTGGCGGCGAATGGATAGTTGATTTCCACGGTACATTCGATGATTCGACACAACTAGCTCTTGGATTACAAGACTCATCTAGTGCAAGAGGCATATCCGGCCTCGACAGTGCAACACAACTTGATAGTACATTTACCAAAATACATTATGTAACTAACGTTACCACTGGCGTTCAATTCAAATGGACCGGCGAGTTTTGGATTAAATCCTATGAAGGATTTTATGCTCCAGGAACTTGGACTATATCATTTTAAAGCATAAACTAATACATGAGCGAAATAATAGCATCTGGGTGTTTGTTCTATGCCAAATCTACAAAACGATTTTTATTTTTACATAGACAGCAAAAACAAAAAGGCACCTGGGGGTTAGTCGGTGGAGTAAGCACAGAAACTGAAACTCCGTGGCAAGGATTAAAAAGAGAGATAATTGAAGAAATAGGCTTCAACCCAAATATCTCAAAAACAATTCCTCTAGAATTATTTGTTTCAAAAGATACAAAATTTAAATTTCACACATTTGTTTGTGTTGTAGAATCAGAATTTATTCCTAAACTTAATATTGAACATTTTGGTTATGCATGGGTCAGTGTAAATCAATGGCCTTTGCCATTACACGAAGGTGTACGTAAAAGTTTGGTTAGTAAACAGATAAAAACAAAGTTACAAACTATTTTAGACTTAATAGTTTAAGATTTAGCATTCACATAACACAAAACAATTCCAACATCTTCTGTTGTTTTATCTTGCAGTGCTCTACCAATTACTGTGAATGCTGTGCATTCTGACATCAGTGCCTTACGTGCAACGCCTGAAGTAGATGATGTAACAAGTCTATCGCCTTTACTAATTGGGCCTATCACTTTAACATCTGCCCTACCAGTTAATGCTACTAGTGGATGAGTATCATCTGGATGTCCGTCATTCATTTTAAATGCCGCTTGATCCTCATGAGATATTACGCCAAACACATGTGGACTTATTTCTTGTGTAGTTTTGGTGATTTCATTTGTGCCACCTATCTCAACGACATCACCTTTTTCCATCACAGCATCAGCATGATAACGCTCAGCCAAGTCAGAGTATTGAGCGGCAGATGCCGTTCCTGTTA